CGGGTGAAAACCCAGAATCCGCGACTACCAATTGATGGTTTAAGTCGTGAGACACATACTTTGTATGTGTACCGTGCCTTAGGCACGTGCGTGCGCTAAGCGCACGAGTACCACGTCAGGATGGCGTGGTACTGCATCCAACACTTCGATCGGTCGATCGAAGTAGTCTTCCTCATTAGGAAAACCGTCCGTGAACTCTGTGTAGTCCACGTGGAGCATAGCTCCAGGATCGAGCATGAACTCGACCTCGCCTTCAAAAGGTTTATACCATGTGAAGACGCGCACTGATTCGATATCAGTGAGCCGGCCCATCATATAGATGGCCGGGTCGAACAATATAATGTTCGACGTCTTACCGTTCGCGGTAAGCCACCTTTGCATCCGTATGCAAAGTTTCTTGTCCCTCGTAACGACAAGAATGAACCGGGGGAAGATTTCCCGATTCCGCAACTGCATCATGATGTAGTTGTCTGACTCAATATATAAATTGAGCCGAGCCATTACCCAGTCTGGTAGTGGTCTCATGTTCCGGATAGAGTCCAGAACATCAGGAAGACCCTGGTCTTCCAGGGTGAGGTTGTCCCTCACCCACTGGGAAAACAATTCCCCAGAGCGTATTTGAGGCGTTGGCCCAAATCGCCAACCCAATTGCATTGGGTTGTGGAGACCTAAGGCCTCCATGTCTACGAAGTAATCGTAGCTGTCCTGGAATACAAATCCAGGATTCTTCCACGCTTCCAGGAAGTCGTCGAAGGAGACATACGGTTCGTCCGTGTGTCCGCCGGCAAACACTCGATCGAGTGAAAATGTCGGCTCAGGGGGGTCCTCCCCCCTGAGAAGCGCCCTATAGTAGGCCGCTTTGGCGAGCTTAAAGAAAGCTCGCTCAGGTGTACATATGTTGTCCACCTTGAGGGACCTCAACAATATAAGGCCCTCCTCGGTGTTAGGCTTAATCACCGAGTCTGCAGGGAGCAAATCCCGCAGCCCCTCCATCTTTGGGAGGTAGAGATGGTGCTTGTGCACCACCTTGTCCGTGCGGTCAGACCGCACGTACCGATGTCCGGTTGTACCGGACATCAGAGAGGCCATTCGAAACATGACCTCCCTTGGGTTGCGACTCTTGTCCGCAACCACGCGGGCTAAGAAGCCCGCGGAATGGGGCATAGCCCCATCGCCCCCAATCTCAATGGGGGTATACGGACTTATGCAGTCCGGTTCCTGTGGCACAAGAATGTGCTGTAGGAGAGACGCGCGGGTAAACAACTTGCGCGCTCGTGGGTTGACATTGTCAACCCACCTAGCCTCCTTCCCTAGGAGGCTGAACCTACCCGAGTTACTCATCGAGTAGGCATCTACCTCAGATATCTGAGGCAGGAGGAGCCTAAATCTTGGATAGTCCAAGTAACTGAGCTCCTCACCACGTCTCATTTGGACGTGGTTGGAGGACGACGCCCTTTGTGGCACCAGCGTCCCCTCCTCGCAATAGAATGCGAGGTGACACGATATGTACGTGTCCTCTTCAGACACTTTGAAAATTGTCTGAAGGTTGGAAATATTCATTTCCAACTGATGAGTAGAAGCGCTCAGCGCTATCTCATCATCACCTACAAGACTGTATACTTGTAGGCGGCTCATGCGGCAAATCGCATCATGAGCGATGGTGAGGATGACCTTGGTCATCATGTCTCCCATCATCCAGCCTCTTTGTCTGGATACAAGCTGGTAATTCCCAGCTTGGTCGGGCACGAAAAAGAATCGTGCCCCGTTGTACAAGGTCTTGCCAAGTACAGCCAGTCCAGTGGGGAATCCCTCATGGACCGATGACAGTTTTATTAAAAACTGCCATATCTGACGGCTCACCGTCAGATTTCCGAAGTCAGTTGCTTCAGACAGATCTGTGCTCAAAGCATAGATCGTAGCACCTTCTGGTAGGTGCTGCCACTCCGCAGATTGCGGATTGAGGACTTTTTGCACAAACCGCCACAAGTGGCGGTCGGCTTTAAGTCCTGACTTTACATGCTTGTGTTGTAAAGTCGCCTGGTACATGTGTGCCAGGACGCCCATTATCACTTGATAGGCGTAGGGCGCGACCGTGATCGTTCGCGCCTTCGAGGGCTCCACTACAGAGTGGACTCGGACACACCTCACGTACGTGGGGTGGTGCAGGACCGATTGAACGGCCCAGCTAAGGACATCCTGGGGTGTCCTCACCGGTCGCGGCTCTATAGCCGTAGGCTCGAGCGTCTCCATGTTGTATTGGAAACGCAGTACACGCTTTTTAGCAAGCGTGTGCTGGAGGAAAGCTGTCTTTCCTCCCTTGCCTCGAGTGCTCTCGAGGCAGGCGGTCGTGCCAACTGACACAACCGCGTGAACACCCATTGTGTTCACTGCCATCCTGGTCGCATCCAGGAGGTAAGGCTCAGGAATTAAAACCTTTTCTGAAGGTTCCTGAACCGTCTTCTTGAACTTTTCAAGAGACTTGCGGACCATGACTTGGTCCGCCATGCCCGTGGCCCTGGTTTGACACCAGGTCAGGACATACCTGCCCAGCTCTGCTGGGGAGGCGAACCCCTTCTTTCGTTTGAAGAGGTCGTAGTAGGGCACCATGTGTGCCTTACACTGGTAGGAGTCTATCCTGCCAGTAAGGGCAAACGATTTTCGCATGCCCTTCTTCAGACTTTTAAAGTCTGACTGGAACTGTGCATAGTTATTTGCACAGTTCTCTAACGCCCAACGCGTTAGACGATCCACTTGTTTGTCATCAGGTGAATCGGACGTACAATAGTACGCCAGCACAGCCGCGTTAGCTGTGTGAAACCAGGATCGTACCTGGTTGAGGCCGCGGTTGTCCAACCGCTGCCTGAGTCTTCTCTTGAAGACTTCGGAAACCTTAAAATAAAGGTTCCTCAGCAGCACTTGCTGCTGGTCTCTCGGACACAAGTCCGACAGGAACACGGGTGCGCCACGCGCACCCAAGAACCTCTCCAAAAAGGAGGGGTGTATGCGACGTTCAAAAACGTCGGCTACACTTCTGTTTTCACAGAAGTAATCCTCGAGTCTTTGCTCGAGCGTGGAACTTGGTTCCACGAGGATTCTGGGCCCCACCCTGCC